GCCTCCGGGGGGTGACATGAGTCCAAAACAACAAAGCGCAACGACACGCTATGCAGACCCAAGATCATCCCGAAACGATTTCGACGCAAGCATTTCTGCTTCGTCCCTACCAACAACGAGCGGTCGAATGGGCCAAGTCTGGCGCTGATGGACTCATCATCGCACCCGCGGGAAGCGGTAAGACACTGATCGCTTCCTCGATCATCAAGCACTACGCACAGGATCCTCTCTGGACCTTCGGATGGCTGGCTCCGACCCGTGAGACCTGCCAGCAGGCATACGCTTCTCTCGCCGCCGTGGGTGTGGATGTTGATCGCGTCGATGTGCGTTGCCCCCACGAATCAGTCGATTTCAGCGCCAAGAAGCTGATCATCGTGGATGAGGCAAAACATGGTCCAGCAAGAATTTGGCAGAAAATTATAGACGAGTGCAAAGGACTGCGCTACGGTTTCGACGCAACCCCTTGGTGCGATGATCGCGAGCGAAACGAAGAACTCCGCAAGCTGTTCCGCGGCAATCAGTTCGAGATCAAGCGCGAGGAACTCCAAGGAGTTTTGGCCCACGCAATCGTTCACATGTCCAGCGCATCCGACATCCTCCTGAGCGACCGCATCAATGATCGAATTGAGAAGCTATTCAACGAGCGCAAGCGGTACATGAGGATCCGCCACGAAGAACTCCGTGCCATGTGCGCTTGGGAAGCGATCACCGAGATCGGTATCTGCGAGAACATGGCTCGGAACGCGATGGCGATCATGTTCGCAAACTGCTCGCTGGGCCCTACGCTGGTGCTCGTTCCCAGGGTGACGCTCGGCGAGGAATACGCTCGCATGATAGAAGGGTCCGTGCTCGTCCATTCCAAGATGAAGAAGTCGCTTCGCAAGCAGGCCATGGATGACTTCAAGGCTGGAAGGATCACGAAGATGATCGCCACCTCTCTGGCCGATGAGGGACTGGATCTCCCGAACGTCGAGAACCTGATCATGGTGTCCGGTGGTCGGAGCGCCCAGAAGACCATCCAGCGGGCAAGCCGTGCGCTGCGTATCGCTCCAGGAAAGTATCACGCCATGATCTACGACTTCATGGACAACTTCCATCCCATGGCGATCGCGCACTCGAAGAAGCGCATCAAGTGCTACAAGGAACTCGGGTGCCATTTCGCATGAGCACCGCCCTCACAATCATCTCCATGGCTGCTCTGATGCCCCTCTGCGTGATCGCAGGCATCTACGTGGGCCACACTCTCACCATCAAGTCCCAGAACACAAAAACCAATGAGCAATCGAATCGTAATCGCATGTGACCCCGGCGTGAACGGCGGGTTCGCGGTCCAGACATCGGACGGCATCCTCCTGTTCCCCATGCCCGAGTCACTCCCCGACATGGCGCAACTCCTCACCGGGTTCAAGTTGGCAGATAGCCACCTGTGGATCGAGAAGGTGCCCAAGTTCGTGTCCAAGCTGACCCCGGCCTCCGCGGTCGCCACGCTCCACGAGAACTACGGCATCATCCAAGGATTGGCCTACGCCACTGGCTACGCACTGCACCGCGTCGAACCCAAGGTGTGGCAGGAACCGCTCGGCCTCGGCGGTCGCAAGGCATGCGCCACCGGCCCTGAATGGAAGCGCAAGCTCAAGAGCAAGGCCCAGGAGCTGTACCCGCACCTCGATGTGACGCTCGGCAACGCGGACGCGCTGCTGATACTCCACTACGCCCAGGGAGGTGGCCGATGAGCGAGCTGGCCAAGAAGATCGATCAGCAGGGCACCGGCGTGTACCAGCTTACCCGCAAGGAAGCGGGCGAGGCATACCGCGCTGCGAAGAAAGTCAAAGCCTATCAGATCACGTACTGGAACCGGAAGAAGAAGGAGGCAAAATGAGCAATCAACCAATCAACGACGGAGGACCGGCGTTTCCAATGCCTGACTCACATCATGCAAATGGGCAGGTCCAATACGGCCACCTCGGCATGACCCTCCGCGACTACTTCGCGGCTGCGGCGTTGTCTTCACGCGGTATGTATGGGGCCAATATCAGGGAAAATGCGGTTGCAAAGGAATGCTACATTATCGCCGACGCGATGCTCAAAGCGAGGGAGGGCAAATGAGCGATCATATTCCTGACGTCACGAAAATGATCAGCGATACACCGAGGACGGAATCTTTCAACTGCTACGACAGTGGCTGTGATGATCCTCTTTACGCTTGGGGAGCATTTGCAGCAGAACTCGAATGCGAACTCAACGCGGCCAATGAGCGCATCAAGCGGTTGGAGGAGGCGGGGGATAAGATGGCTGACTTGTTGCGATGGCAATCTAGGATGGACCGTAAAACATCACCATCCGCATCAGCGTGGCGCAAAGCCAAGGAGGATAAGCCGTGAACCATATTGGTGACGTCAACAAATTGGTCAGCGATACACCGAGGACAGACGCCGAATTGGAGTTTGATCCAACATCAGTTGATGAAGTTTTGAATTGGAGCCGCCAGCTCGAACGCGAACTCAACGATTCCAATGATCGTATCCGCCTACTCATCGCAGAGCGCGACACGGCGCGACGACAGGCTGATCAGAATTACAAGCTCCGCGAGGAGTTCCGCAAACTGATTGGAACCGATGATATCGAGCAAGGAGTGGCTGTGGTGCGTGGGTTGAAGGAGCGGATCAAGCGGCTGGAGGAGGAGCTGGAGCGGACCAAGCAGGATCGGAACGCGATTGCTAAGAAAACCCGCGAGCCGCTGCTGTTGAAGCTCGATCATGCCGCCGAGCGGATCAAGCGGCTGGAGGAAGCTGGGGATGAAATAGTAATCAATTACGTCAACAGCCTTTCGGCATTTGAAATGTGGCGCAAAGCCAAGGAGGCCAAGCCGTGAAAACCTCAACCGAAACACTAATCGCAGCCATGCGGATATTGTCTCAGGATATCCAATCCGATGATGGCGCGGCCAACGCGGCAGTCGCTGAAGCAGCGGAGCGACTAGCGGAGCAGCATATGCGAATCGCCCAACTAGAGCAGGAGAACGACGCTCTCCGCGCCGATCTGCTACTGTGGGAGCAGAAGGAGGTGAAGCCGTGAGCGCAATTCATTACGCCAAGACAAATTGGGGATTTGATTGGGGTGCAGCCAAAATTGAACGCTGCTGCTCTGATTTAAAGAAAGGATGGGTGGTGTTAACCGTCCAAACCCAGAAGCATCAAATGGGCAAAAACGAGATTCAAATCTACGTCACAAAATCTGGAAAGGTTCGCATCACCGATAGAACTGGAGAATGGAAGAAGCCAAAGGAGGTGAAGCCGTGAGAAACGTAATCGCATTCTACTCAGACGCACTGACGAACGGCATGATACTCTCAGTGGTGTTTGTAATTGGATTCATGGCGGGCGGTTCAATGACGCGGCACATAGATCAGGAAGCAGCAGTCAAAGCAGGACACGCCGAGTGGGTTAGATGCGCTGGCGGAGGTCCTACTCAGTTCAAATGGAAGGAGTGCAAATGAGCCAAATCAACGACACTCGTATGCTTGAGATGATGCGCGGAACACCACCGCCAACGTGGGAGCAGACCTGCTTGGATCTGGACAAGAAACTGGCCGAATCACGCCAGCACGTCGCCGAACTCGAAAACCGTCTCCGCGCTCTGTGGGACAAGCTCGAAGGTGAGAGGAAGTTCTACGATCAGCGCATCCAAGAACTCGAAATAGCTGGCAACGCAATGTACGCATTCATCAACCCTCCATCTCCGAGCATGAGGACCATCCGAATGGACAACCTGTTGCAAGGATGGGACGACGCTAAGATTGGGAAGGAGGTGAAGCCGTGAACCATCTTGTTAACGCCAACAAAATGGTCGTCTCCAAAACCCCGCGCACAGACCGGCAGGTGCGACTTTGGTCTGATCTAAATCAGCAGTGGGTTAAAATCGGATTCGCCCGTCAGCTAGAGCGGCAACTGGCTGGAGCGAACAAGCGGGTCAAGGAGCTGGAGTTAGAAATAAAGGCTAGAAAAGTCAGGTCCATTGAGGACGGAAAACGGATCTTTGAGCTAGGAACGAGGTTAGACCGCTATCGAATGACGCTGATGAAAGCCTTTGAGCGGGTCAATAAGGTGGAGGGACGATGAACGTGCCAATCGGCCCTGCCGCATTCGTGTTCAAGCACCGGAAGACCGGACAAGTCATCGTGGCACCCAGCGAGCGGTGGCATGAGTACTACGACAACAAGGAGGACTGGGAACATACCGCAAGCGTCAACGCCTGTATGGCCATTGAATACCTCATCAACGTCAAAACGAAGGAGCGGAACCGATACATCCGATCACTCACCGAAAAGGTATGACACTCCTGCTCCACGAACTCCAGCACCATCACCACCTCCGAAACTCCGCACTCCAAACCATCGACGTTCGCATCCGGTGCCGACACACCAAGTCGAGCCGCGATCCGCGAACGTGGAAGATCAAGAACAACAGCTACAACGAACTCAACGATTCCTGGCAGACCAACTTCGACTTCATCGTCACCGTCTCCAGCGACCAATAATAAAATGAACCAGCTCGCAAGATTTGGGTTGACCAAGGAGTCGATGCAGCGCATGCTCGGCACCGTCACCGTAACCGCCACGGCAAAGAAGCGGGAGATTCCTCCCGGTCCAAACCGTAAGTGGTACAGCGTTCCAGACGATATCAAGACCGCGATCCTCAAGGCCCACCCAACATACACTTACCGTGAGTTGGCCAAGAAGTATGGCGTGTCCCTAACCAGCGTATGGAAAATCAAGAACCAAAACCAAAACAACAA